ACCGCGGGCCCGTCAAGGGTCCGCGGTATCAGCTTCCGGCCAGGTCAAAGGGTGTCAGGCTGCGCACGCCCTTGTCCGTGACCAGCTGTGAGCGGTCGCGAAAAATGAGAATTTTTGTCACGCAAAATGAGAAACTCGGAACCAGCTTATTTTCTCATTTATCGTGAAAATCTTGTCCAAGTGACCCCACTCAAATCGCCAACCCGGCCGACCATCCAGCCGCCTTGTAAGCGCTCAAAACTTCCTCGTCTTCGATGTACGTCACCCACCCCAGCCGCGGGGCGTAAAACACCCATTCAGACCCGTCCCATACTGCCACCTGTCCGTCCTTCGAAGCCCAGGCATCAGTTCCGGATGCAGCGACGATATAGGTGTCACCAGCAGCAGGTGACGCTGGGGGCGTGGCAAGGTCGCGGTCTTTGACCGAGAGGTGGACACCGACACAGGCCAGTTTGAGAATGTTCGCGTCCATGCCGACGTTCCAGCCGGATTCGCCAAGGCTCCAGCCGTGTGAGAGGCCGAAGCGTGGATCTGTTTGTGATGCCATCATGCCTCCTAGAGCGTCTGTGCAAGCAGAAAAAGATCATCCACCTCTTCCGCAGTCTTACCGAGTGCACCGCGCATCGTTTCGATCATCGGTTCGGTACGCCAAATCTCGCTTGCGTACTCCCACGCTTCCTGCATCTCCTCGTCAGCTTGAACTATGGCCGCCTGGACAGCGGCATGGTCGCCTGTCTGCCGGAGTGCCCGACGCAACTGAAGTGGTCCACACATGAGACCGGCACGCCATGCCTGCATCTCATCGTCTGTCCATGACACGATCTGCCACGCCTGCCTCCAGGTGCCATCCTCGCCCTGGATCGGGGCAACACGTTCAGCGCGCTCGAACTTGCCGCACGCCGGTGGCGCTGTCGATTCGGCCCAGACATAACCGTCCGGGAGTTGGGCGGTGGAGAGATCCACCGGGAAGCTGGTGGTCGGGAAATCCCGGCGCAAATTTGCCAGGACCGGTATCCCATCAACTATTTTGTAAATCATGATCACCTCATGCTCCGGCGCGGACGCTAGCCCATGCGAAGAGGTCTATTTTTTCTTGAGCTGTGAGTTGTCTATCAATAATCATCGCGCACGCGTAGTTTCCTGGGTAATATGACACACCTGTAGACCGTCGCCATCCGCCGAGCCCAATGTTTTGCAGCCCTGACGGACACGAGACGTTAAGTGCAGATGACGTCGTGCCATCATGATCCGTTACGGTTTGACTACCGCTCAAGAAATCAGCGATCGCGACAAAATTTGTTTTTGTATCCGTTATCCCGATTTCGGAATACGATGTGTTGTAAACAGCTATTGTTGGGCTATACGCATATGCCGCCGAATCACCGAATAGGAACAAACCCTTATTTGCGAAATCGTTATCGGAAATAATGAGCCCGCACGCCTTGTCTATACCGTTGATGTTTCCAGCTATCATCATTGTGATCGGGTATGCGATCGCAGACGGGAGATTCAGCAAGAGATACCTGGATGTTGACGCACCCTCAATGTACGCTGGCGATCCAACGCGATAGAGGAGAGCATTTGCCGAGGCGGCTGCGATGAGATTACGACCCTGGCCGGAAATGTCTTCGGCGCACATCACGCCGTCGCCATCTGTTGATACAGGCGTTGTCCCTGATTGGTCCGTGTATAGCTTTGTCGCATCGGTAAAGTCCCAACACGCCCCGACATCCGAACCTCCGAACAGGGACGACGGATGAAAAGATGTGACGGTCTGTTGCCGCATCAGCAAGCGCTGGGTCAACTTCATGCAACATCCCCTATATGCGCCCCGTAGAGAGTTGTTCCGACCTTCCAGATCGAGACAACAGTATATCCGCTTGTCGCCAGCGACGGGGCAGACCCTCCGACCCACGTCATTGTGGGCCATGTAATGCTGTACGCGTCCCCGTCGTCGATCATGAGCGTCATCGATTGCCCGGTGGTGAGTGTATCCACTGGCGTGGATGCTGCGGTCAGCTGCCACGTTTGGATCGTGCCCAAGTCCGGGTCGAGATTGGGGGTTGTACCGGCGATCGCATAGACCTCCTCGGTCATGGCGATGGAATCGGGCAGCTCGCCCAGCGGATTGGCCGCAGCGTCCGTCATAGTCTTAAAGCTCATAATATACCTCGCTTCCGTCATAGTACACGGCTGCTGAATCATAATAGACAAGGGCCACTGCAAGATAGTCGAACGTGTGTTTGAACAGCTGCATACATTCCACACCATCCCGAACCGACCAGACTTCCAGACGTACCTCACCCCGATACGACGGTGTGAACGTGACTGTCTCTCCGGTGATCCCCGTTGACGAGTCCAGCTCTGCCTCTGTGTCAGTCCGTACCAGCTTGGCAGAATACGTTACGCCAGTCTCAGGCCCGACACTCGCGTCCGTCCACCCCAGGATGGTCCCGCCAGTCTGTTGCGTGCGGTCACGATGGGACCAGGTAACAACGATGCCGACCAGGTCGTCGGCGGCGACCATGCCAGGATAATACTTCCCATTGATTTGCACATTGGCTGGCGGATACGGGCGATTCGCCCTCTGATCCATTATGACCGAGTCGGAAGGGGCATCATCCATGTCGAGTGAGTCGCCACCCGTCACAGTGAGTAACTTCACGTCGAGTTCGTCGCTATCGACGTATTCAACCCCATCGCTGGACGTGTACCCATCCCAGATGATGACCGCAGTGCCGTCAGCATGTGCAGTCGGCAACGTGTCGAGGCACCCGCGTCGGATCGTGGCAACTCCGTCCGTGATAGATTCGATGACCACGATTTCATCACCGATTTGGGCTAAACTGTTTTCCTCGACTTCATCAATGTCTGCGTCGTCTTTCAACGTTGCGGACGTATCGAGGACGCCGATCGCTCCATCCAGGGCTGCAGTCGGACAAAAATCAAGCGTTCTGCCGTCGCCATATCCTGCTCCAGAGTCAACATATAGGTCGGCGTTAATCTCGGACGCCTGGCGTCCAGCGGCAACCATAATGTAGCCCAGCTCTGGGAGGCTGGAGAGCTTCGCGTCGGCATCAAGTTCGCCAAGCTGGCGTACGACTTGGTAATACGGCGCCTCGGTTATAAGACGCGGAGATGCCGGCAGCGGGTCTGCTGTGGGGTCCTCCCACTCAGTGGCCTCTGCCTGGACGTATGTGATGCTTGGAAGGGCAAAAACGTCTTGCACGCAGGTGATGCGCACCGCGTTGTCGACACCATCGCCAAACGCTATTTCGGTCACGCGCATGATGTACGACGTTGCCACCCCGGAACCATCCTCGTCGTACTCTGTCCAGTTCCATCGGAAGACGCTGCCGATGTTGAGGCCTGCCGCCTCGCGTTTGGCGTAGATCGTTGCCGACACGAGCGGCCATGCCAAGGCTTTCAGGTCGCGGGCGCAGGCCCGGAGCGCAACGGCCTCATTGGCGAACCCAGGGTACTCGATACTTGAAGGGATAATCGCACCCTGCTGCTGGATGAGCGCAACGTTTTGGAGGGTAATCGTCTCGTTTTGTCCGGACTCGTTCGAGTTGTATGTCACCGTGACTTCGTTGACGAGTTCGGCCAACGTCTGCGTCGTGTATCCATCGACCCTGGAAATATTCGATTCGTCGAGGACAAGTAGCGATTCGGCATCATAGTCTGCGCGAATCAACTTGAGGACGAATTGTCCAGACGACCTGTCGACGTAGAGAGCAGCGTCTATGTGGCGCAGTATGTCGCCAACAAAATCTTCGATGCTCGTTTGCTGATTCCAAAGGATCGAGACGCCCATCCCTTCGTCAAAAAGCGTGTCGGCGGCGGCTGCAAACGACGTGTCATCAATGTCTGATTCCGGGTAGCCCATGCCCCAGTTCGTGTCGGTCAGACATTCGCGGACGATGTGTGCTGGGTTCATATCGGAGTGCCCGCCGAACACATCACCACCAGGGTCTTCCAAGTATTGATAAATTGTGACAGCGCCGTATGAAACCGATGTCACCTCTTCATAGTCTGCCCATTGATTGCGACGAATATCATACCCCCTGACACCTTTGATCGACCCTGTAACAACTAAAGGTGCGTCAAGTTGATACCCCATCCCGTTCAAATCTATAGCTATTTGGGCATCGTTTATTTGCGTGATGCTGACTGTGTAAAAAGTACCGACATCTAACGCCTCTGAGGACAAATATTGTCCAAATAGCATTGGCCTGTCATCATGGGGCCCGGCGTACGCAAAAAATTCACCAATTGATTCGCCTTCCGCATCTGTAAAATTTATTATCGCTGAATCAAACCCGGAGACTGCGCGATGTAGGAAAAATGAAAAATATATCGCGCCAACATTCCAGTCGATAGTCCCATTCCACACAGCTATAGCGTCACCTGCCTTCTGATTGGCAGGCTCATGCATAAGCCCCGCGTTTACAGTGAAAACATCCCCTGAACCTTCCGGGACAGTAATGTCATACTTAGCAAGGCTAGTTTCTTTTTCCTCGTATGCCGGGGGCCACGAATCATAAACCTGATATGCGCCTATGCCAGCCTTCGAGGAATACCACTGATTCTCTCCATTTTGTCGCTTGTGAATGCGCTGGGTCAACCACCCCCAGTCCTTCAAATATGGGTTCATCCCGATGTAGACCTGCCGCAGAACTGCGCACATCACCCCGCGAAACGCCGGAAGCAGCGACGAGCCCAGCTTGTTTGCCAAATACGAGTTCTGCCCCTGATCAGGCTTACCCATCTCGATGTCGATATACCCACGCACGCCACCCTCGCGCTTCTCGCCGCCAAACAATTTTGGCTTGTTGACGTAGAGCTGCCCGCCCGTCTCTTCGCCAACCCACGCCTTCTTCCCGCCCACGCGGATCTGGACGAGCTTGTCCGCAGGGCCGTGGCATAGGGCCATGTGCATGCCTACAAAGTATTTGTATCCTACGGTTACGTCGTCGCTGCCGCCTCCGCCCATGGGCTACTCCTGTTCCGCTCTGGCCGCCGCCGCGACCTGCAAGGCCATGGCATCGCCGGTTTGCTCCAGAGCCTCGACCGGAACCCCGGAACGTAGGAAGTCCGTCCAGTTGAGGCCGTGACGGTCGAACCATGTTCTGGCTCCGCGCGAACACATGCGGCACGCACGGATGTGCTTCATAGTCGCTCTGATCTCGCTCATTTCTTGCCACCCGACTTCTTGACGGCCTTTGTTTTCGTGTCGCCCCACCAGACGATATTCTGGCCGGTGATCTCCCGGCTACCGAACAGCACCGGAATCTCGGCGCCGGCCGTTGCGATAGCTTTGGGGTCGATTTTTCCAGGCTTCGGCGCGTCGTATTGCTGTTGTGGTCTGAAGAAGTACCCAACAACCAACGAGAAAACGAATAGACCGAGTTCAATCCACATTATACGAGACTCCTACCATCGAAGGGGTTTCGCTTTGGTATCCAGGGCCAGCCGCCGAAATTAAGAACATTCGCGAACCTGTCGTTGCAGGTCGTGCGGTCACGGCCACAGCCCGGGTAGATGACCAGGCCAATGCCACCGTAATACTGACCGTAATCCTCTCCGTATCCGCCGAGGCCCACGAGGTCGGCCAGGACGGGCGCGGGGTTCGCCAAGGTGATGGATGACCCGGAATGCGCAGAAATAAAGCGCATAGTGCCGTCTGCCAGGGCCAGGAACCCGCCAAGGAAATACCCGTCGTCATACCCTGCCGCCTCCGGAATCGTCACCGCCGTGTGTGTCGAATCGACTGCGGAAACCGTCCCGGGCACTGCGTAATCGGCTTTGTCCACGCCGCACTGCTCGGAATAGAGGGCGTGGCGGCACATGCGCTGATAGCGGGCCCGCAGGCCTGGGCGCTTCAGGCTGGTAAAGACGCTTTCGCACGTCAGCGAAGCCGTCACCTGGTCTGGCCATTCAACGGACACAACTCGGCCTTTCCAGTAAACTATCGGCCCGTCACTTGCCCCGATATGCTGGCGGTAGACGGTCAACGTCACCACGGATTCGGGGCTACCAGCCAGATAAAGCAGGGAAAGCTCACACGTCCTGGGTAAAAGCACCTGCAAGGCCGATTTGTGCAACTCCTTGGCCTGGCCCATGTCGTCCCGGCCGACCGCAAACGCTGCATACGTCTCGCCGCCATATTCGACTTCCGGCCCGGTGGAGTAGGTCCAAACCTGTGACCCATGGACGAAACGAAACAGCTCGACGGGCCGCCCACCGTGGGCAGACGCCTCCAGGCCAGAATACGTACTCATGCAGCCACCCCCGTCATGGACGCCCTGCACGTTGCCACGCCGACGCGGTCCCAGGTCATGGATATCTTGTCGGCCGCGAACCGATGCAGGCAGAGGAAGGAAATCTTGGCCACGCCGGTGAAACCGAGCCCTGCATTTATGGTCAGGTTCTCCCGACCGGAGCTGCCGGCCGTCGCCCCCGTGATCTGCCTGCAGACGAAGGACCCATCAGCGGCAAACGCAGCGATGTGCATCATGCCCGGGACGTTCAGCCCGAGCGAGCGGTAATTGACGTCGTTGATCTCCAGTGTCGTTGCCGAGGCCGTTGGCTGGACGGACAGGGTCAGGTCATGCCGCCTGGACGGGATCCAGACCGGGTTGAGCATACCGGCACGGCGGTACAACCACTTCCGGAAGGCCCAGGCCTGAGCAGGCGTGCGCAGCCTCCACTTGTGGTCCGTGGTGATGAGCGGGTAGTCCGTCCTCGCCGATGTCGCCCATGCGCCCGTTCTCGGATCCAGGACGTCAAGAGCGCGCTCAATCTGGCGGGGCATCGTTTCGCCGGGCATCCACAGGTTGTCCGAAAGCACATCATAGCCGAGATACTGCATCGCAGCCGCCTCTGTCGTAAGCGCCGTGTTGTCCGTGACCTGCATCGTCACCGTGTAGCGCGTGGCCTTGAAAGAGTAGTCGTCGCGCCTGGCAGGGCCGGACATTCGCGCCATGCGCAAGGGCATGACCAGGGCGCCGGCGGCGTGCTCGTGTGCCACGGCTCCGGCCAGGGCCAGGCTCGATGACTCCACCGACTCGACAGTGACGACGTCATAGAGATCCGGCGAGGTGTACACGACAGCCAGCCCACCATCGCGGAAGTCCGAGGCGGAAGTATCACTGGGGATAGACGACGATGCCGCCGGAAGAACGGCGGCCAGGCGGACGGCTTCGTGCCAGCATGGCCAGCCCCAGAGTCGGTGCTGCCACCCGGCGATGGCCACCCGCAGTCGGGCAAGCTCGGTCTCGTCGTCGACGAGGATCTGCGCCTCGAATGACTGCCGTGGCTCCTGACGGATCTGGATGCGCTGCTCCGTCCCGTCCTTGGCTTCGATGACGTCCGTCGACCATTCCAAAGATTCGATGACCCCGCGTTCAGGGTGCCATGGCCAGACGATGTAGCTCATCGGATCCCCAGGATACGCCCGATGGCGCTGGCGTTGCGCCGGACGTGGTTCAAGGTCATCTGTTCGCCCTCGGCCCCGCTCAGCTCGTTGGCCACGGTCCTGCGATCAAAGGCGAAGACATTCTTCTGGGCCTTCTGGGCGCGGGTTGCGGCGATCAGTTCGCGCAGTAAAGACTTGGTTTCCGGATCAGATCCGCCGCCGATAGCCTGCACGCCGAGGTCGCCTGTGGCCGTCCGCCTGAGCGGGAAGATGCCTTCCCAGCCGTCTTCCGCGAACACGCCGGCGCCCTGGGCGAAGGCGAACAGCTGGGGCGAATTGTAAATGCGCCCGGAATACGCCGAGAGCGAAGGGCTCTGGTATGCGTTGCCCTTGGCGTTCATCGAGAAGAAACTCGACAGCTCGCCAGCGTAATTGAACCCGCTGCCGGCAGCCCCTGCAGCCATTGACGCACCGCCCCCAAAGTACGAGGACGCCGCCGACAGCCCCGTCTGAAGCAGGCCGCCAAGCCAGTCATAGGACTGGGACACCATCTGCCGAAACGCCAGCCGTGCGATCTCGGCGTTGATGGTGGTCACCATGTCGGAGACCTCAATCTTCCCGGTCTTCGCGAACTGCACGACAGCGTTTTCCGCGCCCTGGAAGGCCGATGTCGCGGCGTCCCTGGCGGTCTGGAAGGAGTCCTTGGCAGTGGCGCCATAGTCGGCCACGCCCTGCTTGAGGCCGTCAAGCCAGGTCTGATTTCGCGCGGCAGCCTGCATCTCCCGGATCTTGTCCAGGATGGCTTGCAGCTCGGCGCGCGCAAGTGGATTCGACGCCACGAGCATCAGGCGCTCGATCTGCGGGACCAGTTCGGACTGCAGCGCCTGGGCCTGCTCGCCGATGGCGGCCTTGAGTTTCGCCCTAGCGGTCGACTCCGTCTCCAGGCCGGTGATGACCCTGGATTGCAAGGACTGCTCTGTGGCGCTGATAATCGCCTGGGCGTCGGCCATGGTCTGGTCGATACGATCCCGCGCCGCTGTGGCCTGCTCGGCCGCAAGATCGGCGATGGCCGTGGATGTCTGTGTCTTCAGTACTGCGATTCGGGCCTGCGCGTCGGCGATCTTTTCATCGAGGGCGCGCACCTGGTCGGAAATCTGCTCCTGGCCCCTGGCACCGCCTGGATCCAGCTGCCGCAATCGTTCCTGCTCGGCCTGTGCTTTGGAGATGGCCCCTTCCTGGGCGGCGATTTCTGCTGCGGCGCCGTCCTCGATAACACGGCGGCGCTCGGCATAGTACTCTTCGAGACCGGTCGTGCCGGCGTCATAGCCGCGCTGGGCAATGCTCAGCTCGTTGTCCAGTTTGGCCCTGAGAACATCCAACTCGCGCTGCGACTGGGCGCGCAGGGCTGCCAGGGCGCTGGTCCCGTAGCCGTCCAGATCAAGAGAAGTAGCTGTGGCTCTGGACTTCGAAGACCCGCTGCCGGAAGACGTGGGTGGGCTTGGTGGGCTTCCGACAGCGCCGGCTGTAGCCGGCAGGGCAGCCGATGTGGAGCCGGCAGCACCCTTGGGGGAGCTTTGCGCAGCATGCACCAGCGCCGACCTGTCTTTAGCTACGGACAATTCGCTATTGAGCTTCTTCAGCGCGCGCTCGGATATGGCAATCTTTTGGGAATACAGCTGCCACATGCGCGAGCCCGGCGTCACAAACTGTGATTGCATGACCTTTTGCGCGTCGGCGATTTTCTTTTGGTGCTCGGCAATTTGCTTCTGGATGTCGGCGGTCGCGGCGTTGAACGTCTTCTTGGCCGCATCGACCATGTGCTGCCGCTCTAGGTACCCGGCGGCCCGGAACTCTTCCAGGCTGAATGCTCCTGCCTGGGAAAGCTCCAGCCCCTCGGCAAATGTTTCCGCCACGGAGCGCAGACCTGCGTACTTGACCACGGTGGACAGCGCCTCGGCCACATGCACTGCTGCAGTGCCAATGGCACTCAGCCCGTCGACAATCTCATCCTTGTTGTCCCGGATCTCCTGGGCCAGGTCAAAAATCGCATCTTTTGCGGCGCTCGACTCGCGTGCAAAAAGATCCAGCTTCACGGATTCCACGGCGCTCTGGAAATTTTTCCATGCGCCCGATGCAGTGTCCTGCATGGTGCGCGCAAGGGTCTTCGTTTCGCCCTCGACGTTTCGCAGCTGCGCCTCCAGCTGCTCGTACTGCTCCACATTGTCCATGAGCACGAGCACCGACTTGGACGCGATCATTCCCCATTCTTCCTGGACCCTGTTCGCATCCCACCCGGCGGCGTTTGCCGCCTTGATGGTGCCGATAAGGTCATCAGCTTCGGTGCCCAGCTCCTTGGCGGCCCGCTTATTGTGCAGCATTGCCTGCCGCAGATCCGTGCCGGAGTCGGAGCCCTTGATGCCGGCGTTGGCAAGGGCGCCGATCATGGCTGCAGTCTGTTCAACCTCGTACCCCAGGGCATGCGCAATGGGGGCGACGTATTTGAGGCTTTCGCCCATCAGACCGATGTTGGTGTTGGATCGAGTGATGGTCCCGACCATGACGTCACTCAACCGGCTGAGGTCGTTCACGCCCAGACCAAGCGCGGTCAGACTGTCCGTGACAATATCGGCAGCGCTCCCCAGATCCATCTGTCCGGCCGTGGCCAGATCCAGCACGCCGGGCAGTGCGGCTATTGACTTGTGGACATCGAACCCGGCCATGGCCAAGTATTTCAAGGCTTCGGCGGATTGGGCTGCGGACCATTCGGTCTGTTCGCCCATTTGCCGCGCGGCTGCTGTCAGTAATTGCAGCTCACCTTTGGACGCACGGCTCACGCCGCCGACAACGGCCATTGTCTGCTCGAAGCCGGCGCCGATCCGGGAAACGGTGGAAACAAACTCCGCCACATGCCTGGCCGTGAAGTACCCCATGGCCACCTTGGCCACAGTGCCAAGATTCATCGTGCTCGCATGAGCGCGGTCCATGCCGGACGCGATAGTCCGGCCGGCCGTGGAACCCGTGTGGCCCAGCCTGGTCAGGCTGCTCTTGGTGTGGTTGATGACCCTGGCTGTTCCATTGTCGTCAACCCTGAGCTTGATTACGAGATTCTTGGAAGTCGACATGCTTTCCCGCCTTGCTTTTCGACTGCTGTCCTATGCTGTCGTCATCTGGCCCGATCTTCCCAGATCTTGAGCGCCTCGCGCTCCATGATCTGGATGTCCCGGAACGCCTGCGTCCTGTCTTCGATGCCCAACATGTCCATGGCTGCGTTCAGCGCCTGGTAGTCCAGGCCTGGAGCCCTGCCGCCGAGCCCGCCGAAGTGCCATTGCGTCTTCATGGCCATGAACAGATCCACACTTTCCAGACATTCCGGCCAGACCTCGAAATCTTCGGGCTCATCCGTCACCAGGACGATGCCCAGGGCAAGAGCGTCCGCCTTGGCCCTGGTCATGTCGCTGGCTCCCAGCAGGTGACGGACGGCCCCCACTAGTTTTTTACCCGCCCCCCGTAGGTCTGAGCTTCAATGAACGTCTTGGCCATAGCCGGAAGGACCGGCCAGATGTTGAAAACAAGCTCCATGTTCTCAGGCGTGAACGGGAGCGGGTTTTCCGCGTCGTCCACAATGCCGCTCCAGCCGAGCAGATTTTCACGCATCAGTTCGCGGTCGTCTCCGGTCGGGAGACTGACCAACGCTTCGCGGGACAAACGGCGGAAGCGGGCCTTGAATTCGTAAGGAACCTCCTCGCCGTTCTCATCCAGTATTTTGACTTTGACCGGATACCAGAACGCTTCCGAATGACCGACCTTCAGCATTTACGCCTCCTATTTCACGATGATGATCAGTTCGTCGTTCCCGGACACCGGAACCATCCGCATGTCCACGGACACGGCCAGACGGCCCTGGGCGTTCTCGTACTGGGGGCGGCCGAACTGGCACGCGGGTGCGTAGCACTGCACGATCTTTCCGGCGCCGGTGCCGTGCTTGAAGCTCACGGTCTTGGTGGTCACGGTTTTGGCGTCGGTGAACATGGTGACCTCATCCGCCGCCTCCAGACGCATCTTCGCCGTGCCCTTGATCTCTCGGGCGGTGACGTCGACCTCGGAAGATCCCATCAGGGCCATGAACTCGGCGGACCCGCCAAGATCCAGGTCAACGCTGATGGACGGGAGGGCGGAGCCATCGGACACGACGCCGGCGGCGTACGAGCAGCCGATCAGAATATCTCCGGTATTGTCAGCGGCGACAGGCAGCGGAGCTTTCCAGGCCGTCATGACAACGCCGGACGGGTTGGCCAGGGCTTCCGGATCGGCCTGCTCGATGCCCACGAAGCTGAACTTGATGGTCGGCTTACTGCCCGGAGCGATGGACAGGGTGGCCGTACCGCGGGCGTCCTTGATCCGGTGCGTGACGCCGTCCACCGCGTACAGAATCGACAGTGACTC